ATGCGATTCAGGCAGGGCGGTCTGATCGGTCACCCTGAAGACTACGTAGATGAAAAGGCAGAAAAACCTAAAAGGAACTATTACTAATGATTAGATTTGGCATGGCATTAATGGAAATGGTAGAGCAGTTAACAAAAGGTTTTGTTAAAGCCACAGGTAGACAGCCAGATAATTTAGAAAAATTAAAAATTCAACAAGAAGCAGTTCAAAGATTTAAGGAAATGAACAAGGTTGTTGATATGGAGGGCAATGTTATTGATACTTCTAAAGGCATTATGGGTGGTAAACAGATACAGGACTCACCAGAGTTTGGTTCAAAAATTAAAAAAACATATGATGAAGCTAAAGGACCAGGTAAAGGTCAAGAGATGGTTGATGCTTTAAAATCACCTGGTGCTAAAAAATCATACAAGATTATGGAAGATCAATTAGGAATGAAACTTTATGGGGATGAAACATTTGAGGAGATATTAGAGATACAGAAAACAGGTAAACATCCAAGAGGTGAACCTAAAGCACAAGGTGGTCGTATTGGTTACAAGATAGGATCAATTAATAAGGCACGTAGAGCATTTTTAAAAGCAGCGGCGGGAGTTGGTGCAGGTATTGGTGCATTAAAAACTGGTATACTAGGACTTACTAAAGGTGCAGCACCGGTTGCAACTGAGGCTGTTAAAGAAACAGTAACACAAGCTCCATCGTATTTTTTTGATCTTGCAGCTAAAATTAAAACGTTAGGAAGAATGTCTGATGGTCCTACTGAAAGAATAAAAGAATATTCTATGAAAGGTAAAGATGGTAAGTCAGAGTTACTATTAACAGAGGATATTGGTACAGGAGAAATGCAAATTAAAAAAATTGGTAAAGAAAGTGATGACATGGTTACTGATGTTCAAACCATGGAGTACACACCAGGATCATCTTTAGCTGATGAAACAACTAAAGGTATACCTGCTGATCAATATGACGAATACACAGAATTTCAATCACGAATTTACAAAGATGAATTTAATGATCCAGACATTGTAGATGGAATTAATGTTGAAGATATTATAAAAGAAGTAAAAGACCAAGCACCTCCAATCAAAAAAGCAGGTGGCGGTATCGCTAGAATGTTAGGTGAGTAATGAATCCAAAAAACTACTCACAGATGATGAAATATCTCACACGACCAAGCATGGCTCGTGGTGGACGGATCGGATTTGATAATGGATCAAATTTTAATAGAAATCCTAGTGGCATAAATCAACATACAAAAAACATGAGAACTTTTGAGGAAGTTCAACAAGCAATAGATAAAGCTCCACCTAAAATAATTGATGGTAAAGAATACCCTTTAACTAAAAAAGATTTAAGAGGTGAAGGAGAATATTATAAAACTAAAATTGTAGGTGCAAAAGAGTTAAAAAGATTTCCAGATTTAAAAATTCCTGGCGAAGGCAAACCTGTTATCAAACCAACCTCAAAATTAATATCAAATAAAAAATATATGGAATTTATAAAAGATGCACAAGGTGGATATATTGGTTTAGATAAATTAACAAATTTTGCACATTTTGCTCCAAAATTAAAAAGTTATTTAGTTTCCACTGCAAACACAGGACCACTTAAAGCTTCTATTAATAGAGCAGCAGAAGGTTATGATGCAGCTATATTGAAAATAGCACAAGATCAAGAAAACTTAATTTTAGAGAAACCAAAAGGTTATAAAAAATTATTGTTAGCTAAAAACAAAGAAGCAGCTGATACAGCTAAAAAATTTGAAAAACTATTACCAAAAGAATTAAAAGGCACACTGGGTTATTTTGAGGTTAGTGCTGACGGAAAATTTAATTTAAAAGGTGTAGACAAATCTAAAACTTTTGCTGGAGCAAAAGGCGAAGAAAAATTTTATAAAAACATGTCAGCTTCAGAAAGAAAAGATTTTGGACGAGCTGAGTTAGAAAAAATAAAAAACAATCCAAAATTTAGAGCAAAGATACCTTTAGTTAATGATTTATTAGAAATGGCTGGAAGCATACCTGACGATATAAAAAGAGCAAAGTATTTAAAAGCTGGTTTTAAAACTTTAGGTATAGCGGCAGCGCCACTTGTTATCTATGATACGTATAAAGCGTTTGAACAAGGTAAACCTATTTTGGAAGCTTTAGAAGCAGGTTTGATTGGAACAGATTTAATTGGTGGCACTAAAAGAATTTTATCACTTACACCTGAAGAAAGAGAAGCGAGAAGTGTTGTTAAACAAGATGCATTAAAAGATTTAAATTTAGACATGCCCATGGGTTTTGGTTTTATTGAAGGTCCAACACCAAAAACAGATATGACTTTACAAGAGGCACAACAGAAAATGGATGCAGGAATACAAAGAGTAAAACAGGAAGAGGCACAAAAAAATTTATTAAGATCACAAAGTAGAGGTTTTGGAACACCTGTAATGGCTGATCAATTTTTAGTAAATGGTGGTATAGTAGGAGATAAATCAGGCCCACCACCAGAATCAGGACCAAACTCACAAGGGTTGCCTTCATTATTAAAACGTGGTAGAAACTTATAGGAGTATAAATGGCAGATATAGATAAAGGACTCCCGAACACTAGAACCAAAATTGATATTCCTTCGGAAGAAGAAATAGCAGAAGAGGTTACGGTTCAGGAACCAGAAGAATTAAAAGGACCGGTAGAAGTTATACCTGAAGCAGATGGTGGAGCAACACTAGACTTTGAACCAGGTGCAATAAACATACCAGGCACAGAATCACATTTTGATAATCTAGCAGATATTTTACCAGACGATATTTTAGAACCTATTGGTAATGAAATGGTTCAAAATTACATGGACTATAAGTCATCAAGAAAAGAATGGGAGCAGTCTTATACAACTGGTTTAGATCTTTTAGGATTTAAATACGAAAACAGAACAGAACCTTTTCAAGGAGCATCTGGTGCAACACACCCAGTATTAGCAGAAGCAGTTACACAGTTTCAGGCACAAGCATACAAAGAATTATTACCAGCAGACGGACCAGTAAGAACACAAGTTATTGGTATTAAAAATCCACAGACAGAACAACAAGCAACTCGTGTAAAAGATTTTATGAATTATTTAGTTATGGATCAAATGAAAGAATACGAAGCAGAGTTTGACTCTATGTTATTTCATTTACCATTAGCAGGTTCAACGTTTAAAAAAGTTTACTATGACGTAACCATGGGAAGGGCGGTATCTAAATTTGTACCAGCCGATGAATTAATCGTTCCGTATACAGCTACCTCATTAGATGATGCGGAAGCGGTTATTCATACTTTAAAAATTTCTGAAAACGAATTAAGAAAACAACAAGTATCTGGATTCTATAGAGATATAGAATTAGCACCACCAGGAACAGATACAAATAATGAATTAGCTAAAAAAGAACGTGAGTTAGAAGGAACTAAAAAAACAGGAAAGAACGAACCTGTTTACACTTTGTTAGAGTGTCACGTTAATTTAGACCTGGAAGGTTTTGAAGACCAAGGAACTGATGGACCAACAGGAATAAAATTGCCCTACATAGTAACTGTAGAAGAAGGCAGCCGAGTAGTACTCTCCATACGGAGAAACTATGCGCCCAATGATCTAAAGAAAAATAAGATCCAATATTTCGTCCACTTCAAATTTCTGCCAGGACTAGGATTTTATGGCTTTGGACTCATTCATATGATTGGCGGATTGAGCCGTACCGCAACGGCGGCTCTCCGTCAATTATTAGATGCAGGAACATTATCTAATTTACCTGCAGGATTTAAACAAAGAGGCGTTAGAGTTAGAGATGAAGCAGCACCGATACAACCAGGTGAGTTCAAAGATGTTGATGCACCGGGTGGATCATTACGTGATGCATTCTTTCCATTACCATACAAAGAACCATCTCAGACATTATTAAATTTATTAGGTATTGTTGTACAAGCTGGTCAAAGATTCGCGGCTATTGCTGACATGCAAGTGGGCGATGCTAATCAAGCAGCAGCTGTTGGAACAACAATTGCATTATTAGAACGTGGTTCAAGAGTCATGAGCGCAATACACAAAAG